CTGAACATCCAACCTCTTTAGGAGAAACTTACTTGGAACACTTAGCATCAGCTCTGCTGTATACATTCACTATAGGTGGTGCTCTTGTAGTCTGTTTGATACATGCCTTCCTACCGTTCTTGTTTGAGAACACTGGTGGAGATATGATTAATCGTTTATCAGATAAAATAACTAAGAGAACTAAGGGAAAGTGTGCCTGTGCTACCTCTTACAAGCCCCCTAAGAAGGGTGACACTAAGAAGAAGAAGAAGAAATGACAAAGGATAGTGTCTTAAAAAGAATAGGTGTGAGTGGTTACAACAAGCCTAAAAGAACGCCTAAGCATCCTAAGAAATCACACGTTGTAGTAGCCAAGGTAGGCGATAAGGTAAAGACTATTAGGTTTGGAGAGCAGGGGGCTTCCACTGCAGGTAAACCTAAGTCAGGAGAATCCGACAAGATGAAGGCCAAGCGTAAGTCTTTCAAGGCTAGGCATGGCAAGAACATCAAGAAGGGTAAAATGAGTGCAGCCTACTGGGCTGATAAAGTTAAATGGTAATAAGGAGAAGATAATGCCACAAGGTAAGGGTACATACGGAAAGACAATAGGTAGGCCACCTAAGAAGAAAAAGCCTATGGGTAAAGCTACTAAAAAGGTGGGCACTTCCAAGTCTATCGGTTATAAAAAGAAATAGTTAAGTATGCTTTACTCCCTTGATAAGGTAGTTACTAAGTTGCTTAGATCTTTCCTTATAAGCCTGGAGAAAGTGATACACCTCAGGTGGTACCTCTCCATTAGCTAAGTCATCACCATCTATAAAGAACCTTTGAACGAGTTCTTCTGATTGCTTCCGTAACTCTGCGGTGGAGGCACATCGGAAGGACTCGTTTGGTTTATCAAGGGTTGTAAAGTGTATCTCTCTGTTACGCCTACCGTAGCAGGCTCTGACTTGATCCTCCATCTCCATGTCGGTGAAGGGGTGGTAGCCCGACTGTATGACTTCTATATAAAACTCTGTCCCTATAGTGCGGTTAGCTAGACAATCATCAAGAAACCTTTTTGCCTTTTGATGAAACAGATTTACTCTTAACTCCACTCTTACTTTCTTCAATTTTCATCTCCACTACTTTTATTGTAGGCTTTACTGTTTTAGGTTCTGCAAGGTCTGCCTTAGTTATGCCTAAGTCTTTGCGAAGGCTCAGTCCAATCTCTTCTATAAGAAACTTATAGGTATCAACTGAGTTGTCACCCCTATTCTCATCAAAGATCTGTAGATGGTAGTTAAGTGTGTCTCGCCCAAAGCGTGACTGCCTTGAGGTCATACCTGTTACCATCTCTGCTATTCTATCTGGTTGGTTATCCATACTTTAATCCTTTTGTGATCCCTACTGTGCTGCCTATGGTAAGATCTACCCTAGGTAACATCTTTATAATCTCTTGTTTACTCTCTTCATCTACCTCTAGCCTACCTGATAACATCTTAAGGACGTAGAGTTCTAAACCTTTACCATCCTCCAGGTACCACTTAGTCAAATTAACTGCCAGGTTTCTCTTGTCAGTTACTGTCAGGGACATTCATTACCTCCTCTTGTGTTTGATCTACTAGGTCTCTCCAATCTTCAGCAGAACCATTCTGCTTACGAAGTATCTTCTTAGCCATCATCTTAAGTTGATGAGGTATCTTAGGCTTACATAGTACTCGTGAAAGTTCTACCATTATATCTCCTTCTTGTTAAGTGCAGTTAAAGATTCTTGTATAAACTTCAACACTCTTGATACGTCAAGGTTCGTAACTACTGAGCCCTCAACTACATCACTCCTGTTCAGGTAAGTCTTCTTCAGGATAATGCCTGTACGTCCATCAAGGTCATCGTGATACTTCATCTCAATCTTCTGTCGGTGTAAGAGGTCTTCCATTATAGTGTTACTTTTATCACCTTGTTCCACCTCTACTACTTCGTAGTCATCGTTCATTATCGACTTCCTTTTTAAAACATTCGCCCAGTATTCTTCTACATCGGCTATAGGTTTGGCAGAGTAGAAGGATCTTTCTCTTGGGGCATTGATAGGTTTAGTACTCATGTTACGTCTACAATCTCACAGACACCACCAGCACAAGCTAACTCTTGTGATGCTACAGTATTATCCTCCTCTTCTTTGAATGTGCTCCAGTCAATCTTCTCAGGCATCAGAGCTAAGGCTGCCTTGTACTCTTTCTTAGTACACTCCTGGTAGGGTGCCTGCTTATACGTACCATTGTCGTAAGGCAGGAAGCTTACTCCTGACATCTCATCGAAGTGTTTCCAAACAAAGGCACCAACCTCCATCCACTCATGCTCTCTAACATAGACAGTAATGGAAGGCTTATGTTCACACCAGTGTCGTTGGTAAGTTAACCACAGTTCAAGCTGACCTATGGCAGTACCCTGATCACGAATGGCTACATTCTTAGGTGACTTGTGTGGGAAACTAAACACAACAGTACTTTGTTCTGCTCCGAAGGCAGGCTCACAAGGTATCCCCTGACTAATCATGAAGTCAGTTAAAGGATCTTTGATATCGCCTCTGACAGTTCGGATGTAGTACTCTGCAAATCTAGGGTGGATTCCACTAGCCGAATCGACAAGTTGACTGACAGTGCCAGAAGGCTTAACACAAGTAATAGCAGTAGATTGGGGAATAGATAACGCTTTAGATAGCTTTTTATTTGTTTCAACAGCAGTCTCCTTAAGGCTAGTTAGTGCAGTGTCAAGGTTAGGAGATCTAACCCCACCAGTACTGGCAGTAAGAGTGTTGTCCATGATCCCCGTCATGCTGACACCCAGTAGTCTTTCTTCTTCAGTGTTCGTAGTCCATATCTTACGTAGATACTTGAAGTCTGTCAGGGTGGACTGGAATGTCCCCAAGATTGTAGCAAGTCTAACTTTCTTTTGTAAGCTTCGGAGGTCATCGTCAGGTCTGACAACAACTTCACTAAGGTTACAAAACTGTTGTGGCCTGAGTATGATTTCGCTACAGGGATTAGTTCCAAATTCATGCTCGCTATCTCTGCGACCATTTTCACTAACCTTCTTTCGTGACGCTTCACGATTAAAGATTCCCCTCTCTCCAGATTGGCTTGCATATAGGCTCTCCCATTCTCTAATGAACGCACCCATATCAGGCTTCTCTGTGTAGACTACGCTATTGTTAGCCAGTGCTCTCTGACCGTGCTGTTCCCACCACTGTCCGTGCTTGGCATGTCTCATCCTATCATCACTTAAGTTAGATAAGGATATCATTGCGGATCGTCTGACCCCTCCGACTACTACCACTGCACCAATCTTACACATGATGTCGTGACATTCAATAGATGTTAACCTACGTCCTCGTGCTTCAGTAAAGATACCAGTGGTAAAGTGAAACAGATCGTCAAGAGGATCAGGTCCAGATGAACGTCCTCCAAAGGTTTTAAGTTTAGCTCCTGCAGGTCTCACTGCTGACAGATCCCACTTAGGTAACTGCCCACTATATAACATACTGACTAATTCTTTAAGACCTCTAGCCCAACCAGACTTACTATCTCCTACATGAATGGTACTCTCACTCTCTTCAAAGTGTTCAGCTACCTCAGGAAGTTTATTAATATACTGTCTCTCCACTGAGAAGCCTACACCAGTACCACACATCAGTATGTATAGTGCCTCATCAAAGGCTCTGGGACTATCAACAGCAGTGTAGGCACAGTTATAAGCACAGGTATGATCACGGTTAAGGGCAGGGCCACTAGTCATTAAGGTACGCATCGAAGGCATAACCTCATGGCTAATGATAGCATCACGTAACTCATGATACATATTTCCTGGCATAGTGTAGTTCATCTTGTCAACTAGGTGTACATGCATGTTCTCCATATACCTGTCAACAGTTTCTTCCCAGGTTTCTCTACGTCCTTCAGCATCCTTGTATCTGGCGTACCTGCTGATAGCTATAAACTTCTGATAGTCATTCATCATTCTTCCTCACCATATTTTATACCTGATATATCTAAGTACTTCATGATCCTGGTAACAGTCCAGTGATCCAAGTCTGTCTCAATAAGAGTTCCCTCACTGCTGTAAGAATTGTATAGGTCTAACCCACTATCCTTATCAGTCTTACGTTTAAAGATTAACATCATGTATGTTTCCCTTCCTTGGATACTTTGGCTTTACTTCTTCTGTTGTACCTAGTTGACCCATATACCACTGGGCTTTCTCTATATCTTGAGTAGGATTACCCTTATGGTCACTACGCCACAGGTACTTGAAGGCATTTAACTTACAGAATACTTTGTAGTTGGTCTGCCCAAAGGCAGCAATCATAGCGTCCTTACACTCGATAGTGCCCTGTGTATAGTGTCTAGGCTTATTGACTAAGTCCTCTTTAACTTTACTCATGATCTCTCCTCTAATTAATATAACTCTTATAGCATAAAATAAGGGGCTTGTCAAGTGTTACCTTTACAAGCCCCCCATTTATCTTATGTAGTAGTGTTAGTCTGTTATAGTAGGTGGTGCTACTGTCTCTTCAATTGGTGTATTTTTACCGCATGACGATAGTGCAATGACTAGTACAAGGCAGACTACAGCAGCAACAATCATCTTATTCTTTGCTGTCATCTCAGGTAGCTCAGGGAACTTCATCTTAATCTCCTTTCTATAGTTAATTAGGGGGTAGAATAGTTATACCACAAATGGTAGGACTTGTCAAGTTTATTCTTAACAAGTCCAATTATTTATACGTTAACTAACATACTCTTTCGTTGCTCAGAACTATTCTGTAGTTCCTTACCTCTCATGTTGTTACCGCAACCGTTACACTTATATCGTTGGTAAGATGTATACTTGAGATTCTCAGTACCTTTCTTATGTACATCGGTTGAGCCACAGTTATTACATGTAGGTTTAAGTTCAGTAACATTAGTATACATGCTGCGACAAGGGTGGTTCTTAATCCAAGGGAGTAGCTCCAGGTATAGTAGTTCAGTTACTTCAACGTCCTGTTCATTGTACTCAACCATCTCAGCCCAACATTCCATGTCACCCTCCATGCACCCCTTCCACAGGGCGAAGCCTCGATGGTTCATCTTCTGTTTGATACCAAGCTTACCAAGTATAAAGTCTAACTTGTTAGAAGTAAATTTAAAGTTAGACTTGACAACCTTGAAGAGGTCAATAGACTTACTTGTACTAGGTGGTGTCATACCTGCTTTTAGGAAGGCTGTGTTCACATGCTTACGGTCAAACTTATCAGAGTTGTAACCGACTAGGACGTCAGCCTCTTCC